GGCCCAGCACCGATGCAACACGCGGCAGCAGCAGGGTCATCACCACGCCAAAGCCAACAGCGGCACCCATTTGCCACCGTTGCGTCAGCATGATCGCTTCCACCTTAGCTTCCAATTTCTCAACCCGGTCGATCAAATGTCCTACGTCGTTTGCGACCACTTCCACGCTTGGAATGCTCATTGTCCAGCATCCGCTGCAAGAGATACGTCCCGGCGATTAAACAGCCAGACGCGAAGACGATCCACGCCATGACCCACTCCGACGCTTGCGAGGGTAAGAAGCTGGACCACGAAGATCGCGTTGACAGCCACAACATAGGTCCACAATCCATGCTGTGTTAGCTCCCCGGTTTTCCATAGTCCGATAGCAACGGCATGAAGCGCAAGTTGGGCAACCAATGTCCCGACCATGACATATTTCCAGTTTTCAGGATTTTCCTGATTTGACCGGAAGATCATCGCCACCAAAAAGAGGTCGAGAACTGGCGAGGCTAAAAGCGCATCGGGGAACCGATACAGCCCGAGGATTGCGTTCCCGATGCAAAAGACCATTGCAAGCAGGGCGCTAACGCCCATCAAGTCGGCATATCTCTCCGGCTTTGACCGGTAGGCCAGAAAGCAGACCACAAAGACGGCTGCGGTTGCGTAGAGATACCAGATCATGGCTTCACCGGCTTGTCAGGGTCAGTGACCGGAGGCTTGTCCGTGCCACCGCTGAACGCAACGATATTCCGGCCTTCCCGCGTGGCCATGTAGGCTTTTTGCGCCCGTTCCGCTTTCGCGTGAAGGAGAGCAAGGGTGCGTTCCGTTTGGCTCAACGCCTTCCGCATAGTCTTTACAGCAGCCTCCACCTGAACGATGGCGCGGCCTAGATCGTCAATGGTTTCTTGCGGGGTCATCAGCGGGTCTTTCAACTGTTGATAGGATTACGCGGCGGTCGTTACGGCAGTCCAAGTCGTGCCGCTATCGGTGTTGACATACATTCGGTTGCTCGTTCCCGAGCCGTCCGTTCGCAGATACAGGGAACCCTTTGCCGCCGAGAGGGTGGGCGCTCCACTGCCGAAGAAAACGCCGAAGTTGCCCGTGCTGGAAAGCAAAAAGCCCGCGCCGGTCGTGCCGCCCGCTGGCACCGCCGTGTTGCAGTGGGCATAGAACGAGTTGGCCCCGATCATGTAGTTCCAAGGCTTCGCTTGCGAACCGATGTCCCGAGCGGTCGAGCCGGGCAGAAGGTCTTGCCCGTTGCCCATCAAGATCGAGTTATCTGCCGTTGCCGTAAGACCCGTGCCGATGACGGTGACGTTGCTTCGGCCCGCGTTTGCATCAGCCCCTTGGCCAACGAAAATGTTACCGCTGCCGGTGTTCGTCGTTCCAGCGTTATAGCCGATTGCCGTGGTGTCATTGGCAGTCGTCTGGGTGTTCAGCGCGTTAGTGCCGACTGCCGTGTTGCGAACGCCCGTCGTAATAGCGACACCAGCGGACGTTCCTACCGCCGTGTTGAAGTTACCCGTGCAAGCGTAAAGCGCCTGAAAGCCGACCCCGACAGTGCCTTGCATGGCCGTCCCGACAAGCCCGGTCCCGCCGTGAACCGCCTCAAAGCCGACGCCGACGCAGTTTAGCGCCGTCGTGTGCCAGTGCATCGCGCCATAGCCGAGTGCGGTGTCGTGATAGCCGGTCGTCAGGTTGTCGCCGGTAGCCCGACCGAACGCGGCGTTTTTGTAACCAGTTGTTACGGATGCCAGCGCAAACGAACCGAAAGCGGAGTTATAATTCGCCGCCGGGTCCACACCTCCGGTCACGTCGTTCAGGGCGAGATAGCCGAACGCGGTGTTTTCGCTTCCGCCCGTGTTGGCTTTCAGCGCCTCAAAACCGAAGCCCGTGTTACGAACGCCGGTTGTCACGGCTTCCAGCACATCGACGCCGCTCGCTTGGCTAAACGTTTCAGGACGAACAAGCAATGATTCAGCAATGGCCGCAGTGCTGGCCCCACCAATAACCGTCCGGCCAGCCGCCGTCAGGTCTGCCATTGCCCAAGTCCCCGCTCCGGTTGCGTAAGGAACTTTATCAGCAGCGGAGGTCAGCGCGGCGATAGCAGTCAGATCGGCGTCAAGCGGTTGAGTTCCCGCTTGGGTATAGGTTTTAAGCACTGACGCCGTTGTGCGCTTGGCAGGCCCGGGCGAGCGATAAACCGCCAACACGTCGCCATCGACAACGGGCGCAGTTAGTGCGTCAAGTTCAGGAAACGTTTTGCGGGGCGTGTCGGCCATTGTGGTCCCTTAGAACTTGATAATAAACATGAGGGCGATGTTACGGGGGCGCGTCTCCGTTCCGCCCGTTGACGCGGTGTTGTAAGGCGTGATGGTTTCCACGCCGCCGGTGCCGGTCGTCGTTAGCCCAGACCCAGTGTCATCGGTTGCGGCAGGCGGCTGGACGCTGTGAACGTGCGCTTCAATTGCACCAGCCTGCGCCGAACCAAACGCCCGCGCCGGGTCTATGCCTCGCCCGTTATCCCATCCACGCGCAAACTCGCCGCGCATATCGGGCAGATTAAAGGTGGTCGAGCCGTCACCAGACCCAAACACTGTGCCGATTGCAGCGAACAATCCCGCGTATGTCGTCCGAGATACCGCCGCTCCGCTACATTCAAGCCATCCAGTCGGAGCCGTGTTTGCCGCATACATGGTCACAGAGCCGACAGGGACAGCCGCCGTAAACGTGCCAGCCGCGCTAAGGAAGCGAGCAGCAGCCGCATCACCAGCAGCCGGGGCAGGGACCAAACCCTTGGTTCCGCCTGACCCGCTATCACCTACCACCGCGCTCAACAGCGTGGTTGCCTGAGCGCCGGTTAAATCCTCTACAGCACCCGTTCCCGCCGTCACCCGACCTTTGATCGTGGCCGTGGCAACCGTCGCTAGTTTGGCATTCGAGAACGATGCATCGGGAACAGTCACGGTTGAGGTAAAGGTGGCCGTGCCGTTGAAAGTTTGGTTGCCGGTAAAAGTGCCAGTAGCGACCACCGACAGCGTATCTGCGCCCGCGTTGCCAATCGTCGTGTTACCGTTCACCGTGAGGTTGCCGGTGACGGTCTGGTTTCCTGAGAACGTCACGCCAAGCGGGAACGTCACGCCGGACGATGTAGCCGAAAGAACAGCCGCGCCACCGCAAACCAGCGTGGCCGAGTTTGCAGCCGGGAAATAAAAGCCGGTGTCGGTGTCGCCAATCACGCTAATCGACGGAGCCGTAATCAAGCCATCAGACACGCGGATGCCTTGAGCAAACGGAATGACCGCAGCAGCGGGCGTCTGGCCATCGGATGCCAGCGATTGCGTTAGCGCCGTGGCAAGGTCCGCAAGCGTGGCGTTCCAATCATCTGACAAGATAGCGGTTTCAGGAACCGCAGGGTTCCATGTGTTTGATGGGGGCGAATATGAGCCGGAACCGTTGCGGGCCATTTCTAGTCCTCTTGTCCCGCCGCGACCGCTACGCCCGCGCGAACACGGTTAGCGCCACGGGGACGGTTAAGCGCACGGGTCAGCCGCGCGTTGAAATCTTCGGAACTGCCCATCAGCAGATCAGCCAGTGTGTTTGTGTTGGCCTGCGCCGACAGGTCGTCAATCCTGCGGGCAATTCGCCCAAAGGTTCCCGGCGGGTTGGCTATCGTTTGAGCCGCCCCGCTTGCGAGGTTTCCGCCGCGCAATTGTTGCTGAAGTTCTTGGATAAACGCTGTTTGCGACCCGCCTTGATGACGTTGGCCAGTCGCCATCAGTATCTCAACCAGATTAGCCATTGGGTCGGAACCGCGTGGCGGAACCGCGTTGGCATTTATAGGCGGAAACGCCATGTTGGGGTCAGGCCGGTTTACAACGTCAAGCGCCTGCATGACAGTTTCACGTTGTTCTGGGTTGCCAAACGCACGAACGGCGAAGTTTGCCCCGCCAAATTGGTTTGGCCCAGAAACAAGGTCCTGCTGGGCCTCCATCGCAATTTTGTCCAGATGCTGCCGAACAAGCGGCCCACCAACAGACTCACCCATCAATTCGAGAGCGCGAGCCGTTTCTTGCGCTTGACCCCGAAAGGGTGCGTTAGGAAACATGACGCCCATAGTCGAGGGCAAGCTAGGTTGCAATTCGGGTTGCGCGGCAATGCTACCAATCGGCCCACGCTGCAACGGAACGAGTTCATTTTGTCTGCCCGCCGCTCCGACAACGCGGGCTTGAGCATAGCTTGGCGAGGAAAGGTCAACGAGGCCCTTAGCTAATTCTGCCGACTCGCCCCGAACTCGCGCCAGATTAGCGTTAGCTCCGGCTGTCATGTTGCCTTGATCGGCTTGCTGGGCAAGCGTGTCCATTTCCTGAATAACGCGGTTAATCGCGCTGACGGATTGCGGACCACCCACGCCCGGTGTCATTTCGGGATTATTAAAAAACGCTGCTTCCGCTTCTCGATAAGTCGGGATTTCTTGCAGGGCGGCATATTCTTCAGCGGACACCACTTCGTCGTCAGCCGCGCGATAAAACGGTCTTGCTTGAGCATTGATGTTGGCCCGAGTATTTTGCAACACGCGGTTAGCCGCTTCACGGGCTTGGCCAGCCAATTGGCTTGGTTCAACCAACGGCCCAATTTGTTCAAGCTGGGCATTAATCGCGTTTCGCGTTTGCTCCGGCAATTCCGCAAAATATCGCTGCAAAAGAGGTGACTGGCCTTCAACCGCTCGCTGCAACTGACCTAATCCGGTTGCGCCGCCCGTAACCTGTTGCAGAGCATTGGCGTTAGTCATGTTAATGCCTGCCGCTTGCGCTCTATCCCGAAGCGCCGACGCCATTTGCAATTGTTGCGGTGTCACACCCTGCGCCGCATTCCGAAGGGAGATGTCAGCCCCGCCGCGAACCGCACCGACGCCACCAACGGCAAAACCGCCCCCAAGGCCACCGAGCAACCGGGCAAAGTTTTCAGCGTTTGTATCGCGCTCACCGCCGCTCATTCCTCGCGCAATCTGGCCAGCGGTTTCGCTAGTAAACGCTGGGACCGCTACGGATGCGCCCCTTGCAAGGGCAGAACCGGGTGCCAGCGCACCGGGCAGAAACTCGCCAAAGGTCCGCGAGTATTCACCCGCAACGGTCTGCGGCTGATAATAATCGTAACCAATCTGATTGCGAATGGCCTGATTCATTTGTTCGCCAGTCGGGCCAACAATGCCAAATCCCGGCATATTTTGGCCCAGCGATTGCTCGCCGTAAATCATCTGGCCGATTGTGCCTTGCATACCAGCAAGGCCGGTCAGTCCCTCTACCACGCCAGTCGGAAGCGATTTGGCTATGTCAGTGCCAACGTCTGAGTTTTCCTCGATAAACAGACCGGGCCGAATTTCTTCGGACCCCGGCTGCGGGGCGCCCGGACGCGCATCACGCATCAATCGTCGCACTTCACCGTTGGGAAATTTAACCCACATTCCAGCGTTCAAATACGCTCTGTCTTCAGCTGGGAGCGTCTGAAGGTCGATAGGGTCTAACCGTGTTGCCTGATTACCAAACGCCGCTCGATTAGCAGCGGCCTCTTGCTCTCCAATGGTATCTAACGGAGCAGACGGATAGATGCCGTTATCTTGCGGCAACAATTCCGGCTGAAACGGCACATCCTCGCCGTTTTCGTCCGCCGGTCCTGTTGGTGGAGGCGCTTGGCGTCTGTTGCGGTTAGTCGAAATAGGCAGCGCAATGTCCGCGTAAGGGTCGCCCGCTTGCACTGGCGTAGCAATGTCCGCGTAGGGGTCTTGGCGCATTATCGCCGCGTCCTTTGGCGACCATTCATATCAAGAAATGGCGTTCCCGGCGGAAGCGCAGCGGCTTGTTCCGGCGTCAAGCGCTCGCCTCTAGGGGCTGGTGCAGGAGCTTCGTCGCCACCCACAATGTTACGCGGGTCGATGCCGTAGTCGTTGGCCATGCGTGTAAAGTCGGTCACGCGGTCCTGATAACTTTGTTCGTAAGTGCCGAATTGTGCGCGACCAACGGCAACAATTTCCGCCCGCTGTTGCGGGGTCAATCGCTCGCCGGTCACGACGCGGTTGTAAAGACCACGGATAGTTTCTGGCACCCCGCCAGAGTTTTGCACGGTCGCAGCTTCGCCCTCGCGCACGGTCGAGCCGGGGTCGAAGATTTTCATAACTCCAAAGATACCGCCGACATCACCAATGCCGGTGCCTTGGGCAAGCGATGCTTCGACTTTTTGAAAGGCTTGGCGAACCGTGCGGTATTCTTGCGTTGCGCCTTGATATTCACGACGAAGCTCGCGCTCGTTCCTAATCCGATTTTCGCCTGCCGCTGGGTCTTGAGGACCGCCCGCAATCGGCGCTTCCCGCCCCCCCGCGCCCCTATACCCCGGAGACGGAGCGCGGACCACAGACGCCACGCCGCTTGGATTAATTGAGTATGTCGTTCCCTCTACCATGCCAAACGGGTCGTCTGGTCCAGCAACGACGTTTCTAGTCCGCGCAAGATCGGGAACGCCTTGCTCACCAAACAACGGAACCGGCGGCGTTGCGCCAGTCGGGTCAACCAAATACTTGACGCCGTTTTGGTCTGTAACTTCTCTCCGTTCCGCAGCGGGAGCCGACATCCGCTGACGAACCAGATCGATTTCACCCCGCACCCACGCCCCAATTGCAGGGTCGCCCGTGCGGCGAAATGCGTCAACGCCCTCCTGAATCCGGGCCATTTCACCCGGCGTAATACCGAGCGGGTTAGCAGCCGATTGAGGCGCAATTTGCGGGGCATTGACAGGCGACGCGGCGGGTTGCGGCATCGGCGGAACGTCTGCCACCGGCGGCATTTCCGCTGGCATTCCAGCCGGAGCGACGGGAGGCATAGGCGAACCCGCGACCGCTGCAACAGGGGCCGTCATGGCCCCAACGGGCTGTTGCGTGTTGGAGACGGCGGGCACCATTGGAGGCGGGGCAGCGGGCGGCATATCTGTAGCAGGCGGCGCACCACCAGAATCACGCAGCACGTTTGCCAGCGTCAAGCCAAGCGCATCAGCCTCGCCCGTCGTCCGCCTTGCCCGTTCGTCTCGCACAGCCCGTTCAGCACGGTTTGCACTAAACTGCGTAATACCTTGACCGAGAAGCCGTGCCGCTAGTTCGCCGTAGCCGCCCTTGATCTCAACGGGCTGGCGCTGTTCCTCAAGCAATTTGGCCAGCATTGCGCTACGGCGCATAGCCGGGGTTTCGATCATCTGCGGTGCTGGCATGGGAGCGCGGGCCATTTAGAGCTTCCCGTAATCGACCATGAGAAAGCCCGTCCAATGACGGACCACCGCATCAATGCCAGCCTTAAGAACATCTTGCGCCATCACGCCAATGTGACGCTTGCGGCTCCACACGTAACGGTATTCGTAAACCGGCAAGCCGTTAGCCATTATGCCAACGAGCTTAATGTCGCGCTTAAGGCGACGGTCAGAGGGGATTTGCCGGGCCGCCGATATTGCGCCAGCCGCGCCAATTCCTGCCGAGCCAAGGCCAAACAAGCCGCTCATCAACCCGCTTTGTTGGGCCATTCGAGCGTTGTAGTTTGCGTTCTGCTGACCGAGGCTCATAGCGTTAGCCCCCAGAACGTCCGTCTGGCCCACGCCAGTCGGGCTGTATTGGATGCCTTGGGGCATACCGACTTGGCCCGTTCCTAGCAGGGCTTGAAGCTGCTGAAGGGGCTGGTTCTGGACGTAAGCCCGCTCTTGCAGGCCCTGCGTCCGCGCCTGATTACCGAATGTCCCGCCCGCAATGGCTTGCTGAATAGCGCGAGATTGCTCCGCGCCACCGGCTTGAATGGCTTGGTTTGCAGCCTCTCCGTATGCGTCAGCTCTATCTCTAGCAAAATCAGCTCGAAGGTTTCGTGTTGCCTCGCTATTCGCTCCAAGGCCCTGCGCGGCAAGACGTGCATCTTGCGACCTTTCAAGCCGCTGGAACTGCGGGTCAAGACGGCGGGTCTGACTGGCATAAACCGAATCCTCAAACCGTTGGCGGTCGAAATCTGGCGCGTTAAAGCCTTGCAGTTGCGGCAAGCCTTCGGTGTTCAGGCCTTGCCCAAGCGCCTCATTTACGCGGCCAATCTGCTGGCCAGCCGTGTCGAGGGCGCTGCCGTAAACGCCGGTCGAGCGTTCGTAGTTCTGCTGTTCAAGCGGGCTAAGTGCTGTCTCTTGACGATAGCCACCGGGCGCAGACGGGTCAGCGATATAACGCACGGTCCCTTGCGGGCCGGACGTGTTGACCATGTTTAGCCGCTGCTGCTCACGCGCGGTCGCGGTGTTTGCCGCGCTTTGAGCGTTAGCAAGCTGAACAGGGTCAGGAGCCGCTGGGGGCCGAGGCTTGCTCACTTACACGGTCCTTATTGAAACGGTGGACACGCCACTCGCTTTCGAGGAGACCGGATATGATGCAATCATCGTCACCATAGCCACGCCGGATAGTCCCCTCATGTTTGAAACCAAACTTTGAGAGAAACTGGCGAGCAGGACGCAAACGCTTTGGCGTCAGGCTGGTGATTCTCGCCGCTCCAAGTTGCTGGAACGGATAACGCAAGATACCCGTGACAAGGCGAGGCGTCAACCAATCCGACCGACTAGCGGCAAAGCTAACCTCAATGTTGCGATATTGGGGCTGATATTGGTTAAAAACCACGCCGCCAATGAGATTGTCGTGCTTATCGACCACCCCGATAGCCTCGCATGGTCCCCAGTCCAGTCCATGCCCAATCTGGTCCGCTACCCATTGAGCGACTAGCGGGGAGAACGGGCCGGAAACTAGCCTCAAAGCTGCCCGCCCGTTTGGTTTTCGTATTTCAGATTGAACGCAATAATCTCACATGGCGCGTTGTTGTTTCGTGCTGCTCGCGCGGCAATGATGCCGTCTGCCTCATAAGCCAGCACAGTGTCAGCATCTTCTGCCAGATCAATATACAGCACCGCAGTCGGTGCCACGCGCATCCGCACCGCACCGCAATAACCAATGCCCGTCACGCTAGTCCAACTGTCACGGGTTTGAACGCTAGGCGACCACACAGCGGCATCCCATAACCCGGTGTCCCAACGCCCCCCCGTTGTCGTAATTGTAGTCGGCACAGCCGTGGGGATTTTTTCTTTAAAGTCGGTAACAATCTCCACTGCCGGAGCAAGGTCCGAACCAATCCGCAAAACGGGTTGAAGCATCTCAAACTTCTTCAGGCTCCCGCGTGAACCGAAATAGTTAAAGGCCGTCTTGATGTCGCCAACGATGCCATTCGTGTTGTCAGCGTAACCCGTATCCCAAAGACAAACTGAATCAGCCGCGCCAAAATACATTTGATCGTTAGCTACTGCCCAACAGAACGCATTAATCCCGGTAAACCGGCACCATGCGCCTGTCTGGACGTTCTGCACATATTGCTCCGACCGCGTGAGATTGGCAGTCGGGACGTTAAAGATTGCTAGCGTCCCCTTTGGATACAGCGCCCCTTCCCAGCCAAAATTACCGCGATAAAGGGTCGTCGATTGTTGAAATGCGTTCTGGATTTTCTGCGTCAGCGCCACAAGGTTCTCTTGCGCGCGGTCCAGTTTCAGCGCCTGCGACAGCGGGACGACACCATTAGTCGTCAGCACTACCAGATCAGAACCGTATTTAATGAGCGACCGGCGAGACAACGGCAGGCCGATGTCATAGACGCCAACCAATGCCCAGTTGTTGGCGTCTGAGGGGTCAAGGCCCTGATACACCGCTACTTGCCCTTGAGTCGTGACAAACACCGCCAAATCGTCAGCACCAGAACCACCATCAAGCGACCAAGTGGCTTGGCAAAGGATTGAGCCGCCCTTGTCAAAAATCGGGCCGAGGTCGAGAAGGTTAGCCGTGCCTTGAATGGCAAACGGCTCAAGGAACCACACCCGCAAAGAATTCTCTTGCACAAAGAACAAGCGGCCCTTGTGGTCCATAACGTCAACCAACGTGCGCGGGTCTAGGGTAATCACACCTGCCGTGCCGGTGATGACCGTAGAGGCAAACGCAGAGCCGTCGTAATAGATCGGGTCAACAGAACCGTTGGCGGCGATTAGGAACGTCCCAGCGTCATTGGCAAAGTTAATCCATTGCCAACGCGCATTGCCAGCGCCGGAAAACACTTCAACCGGCGCTTCGTTTTGATTGCTCACGTCATAGAGCGAGCCGCCCGCCGCTGCAAAAATGTCGTCCGGCAGAATTTGCGTCCCGCCACGCCAAACCAGCAACGATTCAGTCGGCAGAGGCAGCCCCTCCTGCCAAGGCACAAACCCTTTACGCAATTCCACATAGCCAGCGCGGGGAATGAAGTTGTCCAGAATGACCGCGTTTTCCGGCGGCATATTAGCCAGCGGAGATTGTGCATCCCACCCACCAACGGGAGCCGGAACCGCGCGCCCGATAGATACCCGCTGCTGAGACGCTGCCCGCAAAGGCTGGCGACCGTATCGCTGTGCTGGTTGCCGCATCAGTTAAAAGCCCCGGCTCCCGCCTCTTGTTTCGTCCTTGCCAGAGCCTCCATCACTGGCACACCCGTTTGAATCAATGCATAGGACAACGCCAGCCATGTATCCACCACGCCCTTGTAAGACGCGAGGTCCATGCCATACCGTTCCCATGCGGGAAGATGCATCATAGCGCCACCCACGACCCCGAACGGTTCTGATAGCCTTGCGAGCCGATATAGAACAACCGACCATCGGGGCTGTCCGCAACATCTGGCAACGCCGAACCATAGCCCGGCGCATAGGCCGACAGTAGCGCATTAATCTTTTTGCGCTGCGTCTCTTGGTTTTTGGTGTCAGCGATGGTGACGAACAAAATCATCCGGGAAACCCGCCCTCTTGGATGTTTGTTGACCAGCCGTAATAATTGCCGCCCGTGCTATCAATCACGGTATTCCCGCCGTCTCGGGCCATGCGCTGATTACGCTCGCCTTGATAGGTGCGGAAATCCTCCGCATAATCCAGACCCTTAGACTTCAAGAAACGCCAGCGGAGGCCAAGCGGAAACAGCTTGTCATCCAGATACGTCAGGTCAGTATCAGCAAGGAACGACGATTGCGCCGAACCAGCAGCCGACTTGGCCCAGTTTGTCGTGATATACTCATAAGCAATCGTCTCCCCGGCGGCGGGCGTCGGCGTCACCAGAAACTGACCGTCCCGCTCAATGAACGCCAAAAACACGCGATTGAGCTGAGGCTGCGCTTGGATAGCCTGCCACTCTTGCGGAGTAATAGGCCCGTAAATGTAACGCATCGTCGTTCTGTTAAAGAACGAGTTGGCAATGAAATGGTCCAGATCAGACGGGATTGCACTCGATTGAACCGCGCTAGCCACCGTATTGAACAAGTGTTGCCGACGCATCACTTGCCAATCGTATGTCCCCGACAGTTCGTCGCCTTCTTCATTGGCTAGGGCGTAAAGCTGCTGAACCTGAGCATCAGTCGAGTTCACCACTTCCGTAGGAACTGGAATCGACAAAAGACGGCAGGCCCTTTGGACGATCTGCAATAACGTCATAGCCATCAGATATGCTTCCAAGTTAGGCGATTCCGAATCCGGTAAATCGCTTGCGGCGTTACGCCGTGAACAAGAGCCTCATCCGTAAGCGTCCTGTGGCTTGCCCGAACCGCCAACACATCGGCCTCCGACAGTTTAGCCCCAGCGTGCACCTCGCCGCGCAACACGCAATGCGGCTTCGTTTTAGACCCGTGCGTTTCACCTTTGGCGGGGTTGTTCCGGCTTGGCTGAACCCACCGGCCCTTGCGGAACATATCAGCCGTGTTTTCTTTTGGCGTCCCAAGGAACAAATGGTCGGGGTTGACGCAGGTTTTTACGTCACACTTGTGGCAGACGCTCATTCCCTTTGCCGGAGCCGTTTTGTTAGCCGTCGCCCATGCTATCCGGTGCGCTGAATCTTGCTTCCTGTCACCTTTTGCCGCCGACGCACAAAACACGCCGTAGCCGGATTTGCTTACGCCGCCACCCCACAGCCAACACCCAGTGTTTGGCTCATGGTAAACGTAGGCGTTAAACCGCTGCGCCTGTTCGTCGCTCAGAAGGTTCATGGCCATTGGTTAGGCTTTCGCAGGACGCCCGCGCTTTTTAGGGGCGGGGATGGTTTCAGGAACCGCCACAACGTCCGTTTGGTCGTCGCTGACAGGCTGGGCTACACCGCCGGGACCATCCACCCCGTCGTGATCGAACGCCTCTAAAGGCGCACTGTTAAATGCGTCTTCAAGGTATCGGTCATACTCAAACGCATGGGCCTTTTTGTCGGCCTCCGTCGCTACACGCGGGCCAATCACCGACGCCGAGTCCGCCTGAAAACGAAACATGAGGAACTTACCTTCTTTGTAGAAGGTCGCCCCCGGCCTAAACATCACGTCACGTTCCAGATCGCTCATTCCGCTGCCTCTTTTGCTGCTTGGCTTTCAATGGCCAGCGCCAGTTTTTCCTCAAGCTCGCGGATGCGTTGCGTCATTTCCGCAAGGGGCTTTTCCGCGTCGGTTTGCTCAATAAACCGTTGCGCCTTTGCGCGAAGGGCATGACCGCCCATCGGAACGCATTTGGCCAACTGGCTATCAGACAGGCCCGCTAGCGCCTCTACAGTGCGGATATGAACGCTGTTAAGCTCCATGACCTGACTGCGGCCCACGCCCGCCCATTCCTCTAGCGGTGTCCCGCTTTCAGGGGCTTCCATGTTGGCCTTAAACGCCGCGTATTTGGTCGGCCACCGCTCGCGGTGTTCGTCCTTCACGGCAACGTCAACAATGTTCTTGTTATCGCCGGGAACGATAAGCTCGACATACTCCACGTCGGTCCAGACCTCGCGGCCTTCCTTTTCCGACAGAAAGTTGTTGCGAACCGGTTTGATATGGAAACGCGGAATAATCCGGTCCCGCCCATCTGGCGCTACATAATCCATCTATGTCCTCCGATACACAGTGTCATTGCCAATCCGCATCACGCGAGAATAACCGGGGATGTCGGCTTTCGGGCCTAGTCCTTTTTCTTCAAGCACGATTATAGGCGAAAACTTCTCGATTGTCGCTAGTGCGCCTTTAATGGCATCCGCCTCTGCGCCCTCGATGTCTAACCAGATCAAATCGCACTGGTCGAGACCCAATCTATCTATCGTCTGAACCGGGACAACCGTTCCCGGCAGGGTCTTGTGTGAACCGCAGTTGTCGGTGTCAATGCGGAGAATTCCGCACATCCCTGCCGTCGCGCCCAGAGCAGCGTAGTTCAAGATTACGTTCTCTAGGGCCACATTTTCTGCGAGGCAGTCGAAGTTGTCTGCGTCAGGCTCAAATGTGATGACGTGATCAAACACCTTCGCCAGAGCCAGCGGATAGACGCCAACATTTCCGCCCGCTTGGACGCAAACCCGCTTTTCCTTCACCAATGGCAAGACCACAGGCATTGCAGCGGCGCACTCACTTACCACCGCGTTACGGCACCGAACGTCAAAGTCAGGCCACCAGAGGCCTTCAATCTGTTTCACTTCGCAAAGCCTCTGTCGTTGTAAAGGTGCCGATTAGCGTCCACCGGATGATAAAAGTCAGGCTCGTCTAGCAGCAACAGCGCTCGGTGAGCGTCGGTCAACCGCTCTGGATACCATTTGAGCGTCGCCCACGCTTTGCGCCGCTCGTTTTCGTTCCGGTCATCGTATTGCTTGCTCATCGGCGCGTGTTCACAAAGATGCCGACGACTAGCAACCAAAACAGCCAAACGGCGAAAAGGCCAATAACGAGGGTCATGCAAGCAACCTTCCCATGTCGGGAATGAGGCCCTTCCCATGCGTGATGATCTTAACGCCACGGTCACGCAAATACAAAAACTGCTGCTGAAACTCCATCGCCTGCCTAATCATCCAGCGGGCGCAAGTGTATGTCTTGTCACCTAGCACAACCTCCATTGTCGGCTCGCCGTCATTCAGGCTTTGCGAATAGGCGTGGTGAGCGCCCTCGGCATACGAACTGTCGAAGCCGTAAAGGTGTATTTTCTTATAGCCCGAAAGCCACGCCAGATTGATTGCACGAAGCCCCACGGTCCCGCCTCCCGGCACTAGAACGCATGGTTTCTGATCAGGGCCTTCGTCAAACCACGGCTTAACGATGTCGAGCAGTTCTTCGCCAGACCCCATCGCGTTATGCCACAGAACAACATCATGCCCCGAAAGCGCATCAAACACGCACGGGTGAACCTGAGAGGCGAGAAAATAGCGCACGGACATTGGCGCATCCTCGACCATGTGTAGATTTTCTTCCCGCGCATCCAGCATGACATGAACGTCTGGGGTAACCGCCCGTTCCGTCAGATACCGAAGCGCATTGTTGACGCTGATAATCTTAGCGCCTCGTCTGCGATGGTCTTTGATGGCCTGCACACTGTCCGAAAGCGAGGGACCGCCGCCGACAATGACGCAAGCCTTGTCTTGCTCCCCAAAGCCCGAGAACCACGGCAAATCCCGCTGCACGTTGGCCCGCACATTGGCGTAGGCAAAGTCATGCGTGACGTTCATGCCCTTCAGTTCTGGCATGGCCGTATAACCGCCGACACGCCAAACGCCCGGCACCCACCCTTCCGTCACTTCATGCGGCTTGGGGTCGCCGTGGAATATCACCGCCTTCGCCGTCTCAGGTGGCCACGACACTGCATTCCGGTATGAGACGAACATATCAGGCGGGAACGTCTCCCATGCGCTGACTTGGCTAATCCATTCTTGGTCGCCGCCGTTGACTTGCCCAGCGGGCAAAAGGCCCGTGAGGCTTTCGGTGGGCCGGTCGATTACATCAGGCGTAAAGCGGTCCCAAATGTCCCGATGCTCGCCATGCAACCACCGCATCACGCTGCTGTTATAGGTTGGCCAATGCCAATCCCGGATAATGCCGTGCGGCAGTTCCTCAAGTCTGCCGGTTACGCATACGTCAAGGTCCATATACAGAACTTCGTCGCACCACTCCCACGGCATACGGCGCGAGAATAAATAAACCTTTTGCCACCAACCGGGCAGATCAGGATTGTGCGGAATAGCCGTGATGCCCTCTGGCAGTTCATTCGGCTTGTCAGTCACACACCAATGGCGCTGTTCTTCGTCCAGATGCCGGGCAATACCGTCATGCAGCTTCGTGACGTATTCAATCGGGTATTTGTCCCCGACCCGGACGCTGACAACGTTTATCATGCTACCTCCATAGCAAAATGGCCCCGAGGACGAACCCCGAGGCCATTAAGCTAACACCTAACCCCAGTGGAGGCTAGGGCAGGCGGAAGGTTTAGAGAGCGGTGCGCTTGGCCCAGAAATACTGACCAGCAGCAACGCCACCAGTCGTATTGGCGGTCCAACCAGCCGAACCAGCATCCGACGACGCAGAGCCGTTGACGCCAATCTTGATGGTTTCAGTCGAAGACAGAGCCTCCGAAGCCCGCGCATAGATGTGATTGCGGCCATCGTTGCCGTAAACACGAAGGTTGACGGCAAACGCAGGGGTCGAGGACTTGTCGTCCAAATCAATCCCCACGGTCGGGATGGTCGCAAAGACCGTAGCAGCAGTAGCAGCCATTTTAATGTCTCCTTTCTAGGAAGATCAGGTTTGGAACAGGACGCCCTGAAGGAAGGCGTTCGAGAGGGTCATGTTACCAGCCCACACAATCGGCTTCACCATTGCGTCTTGGTTGATCGAACGGACTTCTTCCAGCGGAACCATGTTGCGGTCCTTGTGAGGACGCCAGTGGATGTAGCCGGTGTTCAGCATATAGAGGTGATTGGCCGGGCAAGCCCCGCCGTAACCACCGTCGAACACAACGTCCGTTCCCTTATACTTCAGGGAGACATAACCGGCGTCCGCTTCGTTCGGGTTCGTGACGCGCTGGATGTCTTGCAGCGACGACTCGTAGAAGCCGAAGTAGTTGTCATCGCACAGAATCAGGTCAGGCTTGTCCGTGCCGCGCGAGCATTGACGATAGAGCTTGTTCATGAAGCGCGTGATGTTAGCCGCAGAAGCCGCCGAACCACCGTCTGCCGTGGCTTGGAACTTCTGGTTACGCCAGAAATTCCACGTTCCGCGATTGATGCCGCCGACAGTTCCGGTGGTGGGGTCATCAGCAACGAGGAGCTGAAGGCCACCAATCTGCTTTCCACCCGACGCGGTGCCGTTGGAATACAGGTCTTCGGCCACGCCGTTCTGCATGGTCTTCTCGGCGTTTTTAATGCGCGAGGACAGCAGATCGATGATAGCGTCCACGCCGGAGTTTTGCAGTTGCTCCAGACCGCTCATCGTCACGTTGACGGCGATTTGCTTCCAGTCAAACTCGGCAGCCGTAAACACGTCGCTGGGCGAAATGTTCAGGACTTCATAGCCCGAATAACGCTGGTAAGTGACGTTTTCAGCGTATTCCAGCTCTTGAACGATGGTGCGACCACCGGACACCGGCTTGATGGTGCCACGGCGCTGCATACGCGACAGAATCGCGTTGTTATTGGTAACGTTGTCGGCCAGCTTACCCGTGCGATTACGCAGGGTAGTGGTGACAATTTCCGAAAGATTCGGGGAAGTCATTTCTTATCTCCTAAGCCGACCCGGCGACTTCCTCAAAAGCCGCACGAATGTCGTCCTCAATGGTTCCATTGGACTTGGGAATCCGGCTTTGACCGGGAGACCCTGTGACACTAACCGCCGCCCGCTTGGCTTGCGCTACCTTCTCTTGCACTGGAACCGCCGGGGCCTGCACTGTTTGCAGGAACGGGCGAATATCCGGCCTCATCCAGCAAGCCATGTCGTATGCTTCCTTCAGGTCCGATGCCTTCCCGTTGTGCAAGAGGACCGCCATATCGTCGCGGACGTTCTCGAAATACAGGTTAGCTGGGTCGTTCTGGAAAGCTTCAATCTGGCTGACGATAGGCGCGGTTTGCGCCGTTTGGACTTGGCTTTGCAAGACTTGGAGTTGCTGCTTAAGGGCTGCAATCTCGGGGTGGCTGTCCGGTGCGGGCTGGGCCTGATAAGGCTGTCCCTGCGGCTGGGCCGATAGACTGGCAATGTTGACGCCATACGAACGGGCCAGAAACTCTAGACCCTGTTTCGGGTCTCGCTCCAACAAATCCTGCGCCGCAAGCAGCGTCTTGATTGCCGAAGCCTCATCCATCCCTTGAGCCGCCCAGAGAGCGCGGCGAGGGGCGATAAGTTGTTCCAGCGGCTCATACCGCTTCACTTCCTCAGACTTGCGGCGCAGTCCGTGATCGATTTCCTGCTCTCGCTTTGCAACAGCCTGTTGCACTTCCGGGGGCAGTTTATCAAACGTGGCCTTAGCCGCAGGCGACCATGAAGCCGGGGCGCGGATGGCGAGCTTTACAGCAGGGTCCGCGACTGCCTCCGAGGGCTGGTCAGGAGTATCTTGCACCGTTTCTTGTGCTTTGGCAATAAACTTGCCGTCAGGGCCTCTTTCGCGCCCGTCTGATGCCTTTTCGCCGTCGTCTTGAGGTGTTTCATCCTCAGTGGCGTCGGTTTCTGTCGCTACAACCGGTTCGTCAACCGGCGCGGCGTCCGGTTCTGCCTCAAGGCTGGCCATCGCCGCCCGAATATCGTCTTCCATGTCGCTCATAGTCTGGCCTCCACCTGATCAATAGCCGTCTTAATGTCTTGCTTAAGCTCACGGTCAGACAGCACCGCCCGTGGCCTTGGGGTTACTTTTTCGTTTCCGACAATCTCGCATCCCGCCTCTTTCACGCCGCGCTCATAAGCCGACCGGCTGTCGTAAATCAGCCCGTTGGCATGGTTCATGATCGGGTCCATGCCGTCTGACCGGATTGCTGGCATGGGAAGGCTGGACCGTGCCTTGCGAAACTGCTCAAGGCACGGTCCGGGCCATGCGGCCACGTCGTGAATGTCTCCACACGCTTGGCACTTGCGATAGGTTGCTCTACTCACGAAACGACGCCTCCAGAATCGTTATAATCGTCAGACACGCTTACTCTTGCGCCTCTACAAATGCCGGTTCCGCAGGTAGTGCCGCAAAGTCGGCTTCATATTCGTTTGCGTAGGCTTGCAGGTCGGCGGGCTTCTTAAGCAGGACAGTCTGCTCGAAAGCCTGCTCTCCAAACTCGACCAAGACGCGGGTGTATGGACCGTTTTGGTCCAACACGGTGAAAGTCGCCATTATGCTGTCCTCGAAAGAATGACCTTGACCTGTCCAGCAGCCACCGCAGTGGTGTCACTGTCCGCCGCGCCGCCGGTAATCGCGAGGCCGAGGCCGAGAGCGAAGCGGTAGCCGTT